TTTCCTGAGTTAAAAAAACAAGCCTATGAAGAATATAAATATTGGGAACCAGATTGTGTGTTGATTGAGGCTAAAGCTTCTGGAACGCCTTTAGCACAGGAACTTAGAAGAATGGGAATACCTGTTACGTCTTACTCTCCTAGCAAAGGACAAGACAAAATAGCCAGAATGAACAGTGTTGCACCTATTTTTGAGTCTGGCATGGTTTGGGCACCAGAAGAAAAATTTGCAGAAGATGTAATAGAAGAAATGGCTTCCTTTCCTTTTGGCGACCATGATGACTTTTGTGATAGTTCAACCATGGCTTTAATGAGATTTAGACAGGGAGGCTTTGTGTCTTTACACGAAGACTACCAAGAAGAAATGCAGGGCTTGAAAAAAGATAGAATGATATACTACTAGAATGAAAATTTTTTTAACCAGCTTTATACATGATGGAGTTGCTTACGAAGGACCTAGTATATTGGCTGAAAATTTAGAAAAAGCAACAGGCATAGCAGACGCACAAGGATTGTTTATTGATGGAGAAATTGTTGATACTATAGAAACTGACAAATATTTAGAAGAAAGTATAATTGCTTTTGCTATTGAACAAAAAGAAAGAGTCTTACATTAATTAAATGATTGAAAATAAATTAGGCACAGAAGATGACTTAAATGTTAATGAGTCTAATAACATTACATCGGTAGAAGTAGAAAAGCCAAGAGGAGAGCTTTTAAGAGAAGCCGCAGAAATACTTGTTACAGACGAAGGTGTTTTGGTTGATGAAGAAATTTTTGCACAAGAAGAAACTATACAAACTGATTTTAACGCTAACTTAGCTGATTTTTTAAGCTCTGACATATTATCAAAGCTTGCAACAGATTTAATCGGTTCAATCAAAGGCGATTTAGAGTCAAGAAAAGATTGGGAAGAAACTTATACAGATGGTCTTAAATACTTAGGTATGAAATTTGACGAGTCTAGGTCTCAACCTTTTGAAGGTAGTTCTGGAGTAATACATCCAATATTGGCAGAAGCTGTCACACAATTTCAAGCTCAAGCATATAAAGAGTTATTGCCCGCAAAAGGACCTGTTAAAACACAAATTTTAGGTCTAAGAAATGCAGATACTGAGTCACAAGCTGACAGAGTAAGAGAGTTTATGAATTATTACATTATGAATGTAATGAAAGAATATGACCCAGAACTAGACCAGCTTTTATTTTATTTACCTCTTGCAGGCTCTGCATTTAAAAAAGTTTATTTTGATTTTATTTTAAAAAGAGCGGTATCTAAGTTTATTCCCCCAGAAGATTTAATAGTTCCTTATGAAGCTTCTGATTTAACAAGTGCAGAAAGAGTTACGCATGTAATAAGCATGTCAAAGAACGAAATAAAAAAACAACAGCTTTCTGGTTTTTATTCAAATATAGATTTACCGGATGATATATATGGAGAACAAACAGAGGTTGAAAAAGAGGTTGATGACATACAAGGTATAGAACCAAGTTATGCCGAGGATAGAAACAGAACAATTTATGAAGTACACACTATTTTAGATTTAGAAGGTTTTGAAGATATTGATGAAACAGGCGAGCCAACCGGTCTAAAACTTCCTTACATAGTTACTATAGATAGAGATGCCTATAAAGTTTTATCTATAAGAAGAAATTACAATCCTAATGACCCTTTAAAAAATAAAATTAACTTTTTTATACAGTATAAGTTTTTACCGGGATTAGGACTTTATGGCTTAGGTCTTTCACACATGATTGGTGGTTTATCTAAGGCTTCTACGTCTATTTTAAGACAATTAATAGACGCAGGAACTTTAGCTAATTTACCAGCTGGTTTTAAAGCTAGAGGCATGAGGATTAGAGACGAGGCAGAGCCTTTACAGCCCGGTGAGTTTAGAGATATAGATACTACCGGAGGTAGTCTTAGAGAAAACTTAATACCCCTTCCTATAAAAGAACCTAGCAATGTATTGATGCAGCTGCTTGGTCTTTTAGTAGACTCTGGAAAAAGATTTGCTGCTATTTCAGACATGAATGTAGGAGATATGAACCAAGCTATGCCTGTAGGCACAACAGTTGCTTTGTTAGAGAGAGGCACAAAAGTAATGTCTGCAATTCATAAAAGATTACATTACTCACAAAGATTAGAGTTTAATTTATTAGCAAGTGTATTTGCTGAATATTTGCCTCCAGAATATGACTTTGAGACAGGCTCTGGTCCAAGACAAATTAAATTATCAGACTTTGACGATAGAATTGATATTGTTCCTATATCTGACCCTAATATATTTTCACAAAGCCAAAGAATTACGATGGCACAAGAGCTTTTACAGATGGTTACAACTAACCCTGATGTTCATGGTCCTGTGGGTATTTATGAGGCTTACAAAAGAATGTATGCAGCTCTAGGAGTAGATAATGTTGAAAGCCTGTTACAACCGCCTCCAGATATGACACCTATGCCGGTAGATGCTGGATTAGAAAATAGTAGTTTATTATTAGGACAACCAGCTCAAGCTTTTCCGGAACAAAATCATGAAGCACACGTAGCGGCTCATCAAAGTTTGTTTTTATTAAAAACAGTCCAAGAAAACCAAGGCATTCAATCTTTAATCGTTTCTCACGTTATGCAACACTTGCAGTTTTTATCAGCACAGTTAGCACAACAACAAATTCCTCCAGAATTACAACAACAGTTTGAACAAATGCAAATGGCTATGCAGCAATCTTCTCCAGAAGAAGCTAAGACTTTACAACAACAAATGCAAATGATGTTAGACCAAATTAGTTCTCCAATTATGGCTCAACTAACTCAACAGTTTTTAGAAAGTATTCAGCAGCCATCTGGAGACCCATTAGTAGAAATTAGAAAACAAGAACTTGATTTAAAAGACAAAGAGCTTGATATGGAGCAACAACAATTTGAAACTAAAATTGAACAAAATCAAGAAAACAAAATGGTTGAGTCACAACTGCAACAACAGAGGATTGATGTGCAAAAAGCTATAGCGGATGATAAACTTCAATTAGCTATAGACAGAATGAAACAACAAGCTGAATTAAAAATTACAGAATTACAATCTAAAATGAGGAAATCATGACAACATCTTACATTAAAGAAAAACTTGCAGAGTTAAGAAAAAATAAAAGACTTGAAAGAGCAAAAGAAATAGCTGAAAGAGCAAAAACAGAAGCAGCTAAAAAAGCAAAAGAAATTGCAAGCACTGAAAGAATTGCAAAAAAAATGGCAAGAATATCAGGTATAAAAAAAATTGTAGAAGAAACAAAAACCACACCTGTAAAAGAGGTAAAAATTGAGCCAAAAATTCAAACGCAAATTGATACAAAAAAAGTTGTTTTAAAACCTGTCAAAGTTGAAAATAAAACTACAAAAAAAATAAAAGTCACTAGAAAAAAGAAAAAATAATTTATGGCAGACGTTATTGATTTTGTAGAAAATCTACAAAGAGAAGTAAATACCAAATTAAAAGACATAGAAGAAACTTTAATGTCTGGTAATTTAAAAGACATGGAACATTATAAATATTTGCAAGGACAGCTAAATGCCCTTTATAATATGCAAGATTTTATAAAAAATTATTTTGATAAAAATGAGTGAACCAGCAAAAAAAGAAGAAAAAGATATAATTCAATCTGCTTACGTGGAGCCAGAAGAAATAGTTTTAGACCCTGAAAAATTAGATGCTTCTTTGGTTGAAAGAATGCCTACTCCTACAGGTTGGAAAATTTTAGTTTTGCCTTATAGAGGCAAAGGAAAATCTAAAGGCGGAATTATTATGACAAAAGAAACTGTAGACAGAGAAAGTCTGGCTACTGTAGTTGCTTATGTTGTAAAAATGGGTCCTCTTTGTTATTCAGAGCAGGGTAAGTATGGTGAGCCTTGGTGTAAAGAAGGTCAATGGGTGTTGATTGGAAGATATGCCGGAGCTAGATTTAAATTAGAAGATGGTGCGGAAGTAAGAATTATTAACGATGATGAAATCATTGCAACAATTCTAAATCCAGATGACATAGTGAGTTTATAATGAGCGAAACAGAAAACAAAATTGAACAAGAAGAAGAAATACAAATTGAAGTTGTTGATGATGCTGTTGTTGAAGAAGAAAATCAAAAACAACAAACAGTTTCTTCTGATGATGAGCTAAGTGAATACACCAAAGGTGTTTCAAAAAGAATTAATAAGTTAAATATGAGAGCTAGAGAAGCAGAAGCAAGGGCTCAACAAGCAGAACATCTTGCTCAACAAAGAGAGCAAAGAATAAGAGACTTAGAGAGTCAAACTCAACAACTTAATACAAGCGTTTTAAGTGCAGAGGAACAAGCTATAGAAGCAAAAGAAAGGCAGGCTAACGAGCTGTTTAAAAAAGCTTATGAAGCAAATGATGCTGAATTAATTTCTAAAGCAGACTCTTTAAAGGGCGAAATACAAATACAAAAAGAACAAATAAGGTTGGCTAAAAATAGAGCTATTCAACAAGAACAAATTCAAAATAATCAACAAGCTCAACCACAACAAGTAGAGCAGGAGCAAGTTGTTGTTCCTACAGAAGAAGCTTTATTGTGGAAAAGTAAAAATCCTTGGTATGGCGTAGACTCAGATACCAATGATGTAGCAGCTACTCAATATGCAAACTTTACACATATTAATCTTATTAATGAGGGCTTTGAAGCTGACTCAGATGAGTATTACAATGAATTAAACAAAAGGGTGTATAATGTATATCCAGATTTAATGAATGAAACAAATGCCGAGGAAAAAGAAGTGAGACCCGCTGTGCAAAGAGTCGCTTCTGCTTCTGTAGGAAGTAGGCAAAAAACACAAGGCAACAAAAGTGGAATAACTTTTTCAAAGTCTGAAAAAGAGCGTGTCCTAGGGTTGAAACCTTACAACATGTCTGAAGAAGATTGGTTGAAACAGGTTGCTAAACAAAAGCAAAAAATACAACAAAAAGAGGCAAGCTAATGGCTGAAAAGAAAGAGTTAAACACCATGAGAAACCAGCGTGAAACCGAGACACACGATAAATTATCTCGTAGAAAACCTTGGTCTCCTGTCAAGAAACTAGACACACCTCCTCCTCCTGATGGTTATGAGTACAGATGGATAAGAGGTTCGTTCCTTGGTCAAGAAGATGCAAATAACATTTCATATAGAATGAGAGAAGGCTGGGAATTTGTTCAAGCCTCATCTTTACCTGATGGATGGGATTTGCCTGCACTTGGCGAGGATAAAGGTCGATTGGCTGGAGTAGTACATAATGAAGGACTGTTTTTGGCTAAAATACCGGTAGAAACTATTGCAGAGAGAAGAGCTTACTATGAAGGTAAAACTTCTCAAGCTAACGAAGCATTAGACAATACAATGTTTAATGAGTCTGGCAAAGATAGCAGATACGTAAAGTATGATAGCAAAAGAGAGTCTCAAGTCACTTTTGGAAAAAAGTAGACTTAATTTAATTTTTAAGAGGTAAACTATTATGGCGAATAAAAACGCAGCCTTTGGCTTGAAGCCTGTTCGCATGATGGGTGGTGCTCCCTATTCTGGAGGTCAATCCAGATATAGAATAGCAAGTGGTGCTACAACTCCTATATTTCAAGGAGATATGGTAACTCAGCTTACTGCTGGTGTACTAGGTAGACACGCTGCTAGTGGAACAGTCCCTATCGTTGGTGTTTTCAATGGTGTTCAATACACAGACCCAACTACAGGCGAACAAGTCTTTAAAAACTACTATCCGGGTAGCATTGCTGCTTCGGATATTATAGCTTCTGTGATTGACGACCCTAATGTTGTTTTTGAAGTACAAGCAGACGACACTTTTCCTGTCGCTGACTTGTTTGGAAATTTCGATATTGTGGATGCAAGTGATGTAGGTGATGAAAAATCTGGACGCTCTAACACTGAGTTAGATGTGACTACCGGAGCAACTACAGCTACGCTTCCATTAAAGGCGATTGATATTTCACAGGACCCCGATAATTCAGACGTTGCAACAACTAACACCAATGTCCTATGCGTGATACAAAATCACATCATGGGTCAGAAAGGTGCTGGTCTAGCTTAATGAGAGGTAATAAATAATGGCAATTTCAAGAGCACAACTAGCAGCTGAATTAGAACCGGGTTTAAATGCACTTTTTGGTATGGAGTATGATACTTACGACCAAGAATATGCAGAAATTTTTTCTATTGAAGACTCTTCAAGAGCTTTCGAGGAAGAAGTATTAATCGTAGGTTTTGGTTCGGCTCCAAATAAATCCGAAGGGCAAGGAGTTGTATTCGACAACGCTTCTGAGTCTTATACTGCAAGATACACGCACGACACTATTGCGTTGGCTTTTGCATTAACAGAAGAAGCAGTTGAAGATAATCTATATGACTCACTTGGAAAAAGATATACTAAAGCACTAGCTAGAAGTATGGCTAACACTAAAGAAGTAAAAGGAGCAAATGTATTAAATAATGCGTTTAGTTCTTCATTTACAGGCGGAGATGGTGTTTCTCTAATTAACACAGCTCACCCCCTTGCAGGTGGTGGAACTGCTGCTAACAGAGCAACTACTATGGCTGACTTAAATGAAACTTCATTAGAGGATGCTTTAATTGATATATCTACATTCACAGACGACAGAGGATTAACTATATCTGTTAATGCTACAAAATTAGTGGTTCCACCACAGTTAAATTTTGTTGCTGACAGAATATTAAATTCTCCACAAAGAGTCGGTACAGCAGATAATGATTTAAACGCTATCAAAAATACAGGTGTATTGCCCGGTGGCTACACAGTAAATCATTACCTTAATG